CCTCCGCGCAGCTAATCCGCAAGGAAAAAGGGGCTTAGTATGGCTCAAAGAGGGCGCAAATCCGCGGAATCTCTCGCCGCGGTAACGGTGATTCCGGGCCAAAGGCCTCCGCCGCCGCCGGAATTGACCAAAGAGCAAGGCGAGGAGTGGCGGGCGATCGTGGCGACCAAGCCGGTGGAGTGGTTCAGCCGGGATTCACAGGCGGTACTGTGCGAGCTGTGCCGGCATATCGTCATGGCGCGCCGGATCGCGGAGCAAGTTGATAGCTTCCCCATGGATATGATCACCACGGAGGAGGGCTTGGACCGGTACAAGTCGCTCAGCGCGTTGGTGGAGCGCCATGGCCGCATGATTGCCAGCCTTTCCACCAAGCTCCGTTGCACGCCGCAAAGCCGGTATGAGGCCAAGGTGGCGGGCACCGCCTCCAAAGCCGCCGCCAGCGGCGCCGGCGCGGCCCGCCCGTGGGAATCCGCGGCCTGATGATGACACAGCACGGAGGCCGGCATGGCTAGGCGTTGGGGCAGGAAATCCGCGCAAATCCCGCTCGCCGAAAAGGTGGAGCTGGTGGAGCGGTGGTTGGCGCGTGAGCCGCTGGATAGCATCGCCCGCGATTACGGCGTATCGCCCGGCATGGTGTCCACCATCGCAATTCAGGAGTTCGGCCACCCGCCGCAGCGGCTAAGCAAAGCTCGCAAGGCCGCTGAGGATGTGGAGGCCATGGTGCGCGAGGTGGCGCCGGCCATGGTGCTGGAGGCCATGGAGCCGGCCATGGATCTGGAGGCCTCGCCCATTGGCTCCACCGCGCCAGCGGCTCCGGCGCCGGATGTGGCCGCACTGGTGGAGGAGCTGAAAGCCGCCCGGCGTGAGCTGGCGGAGATGCGCCGCGAGGTATCCGCCCGCCTCGCCGCCTTTGAGCTGGCGATGGTCCGCTTTGCCGCCAAAAAGGCCAAGCGCCGCGCTGATCCCACGCCACAGCTTTCTTGGCCGTTCGGGCACTAAGCACCACCCATGGCAGCACGGAAGAAGCGCGCGGAAATGACCCGCGGCGAGCGGAATATTGCGTGGATTGAGGCAAATTGCCGGATCCCGGAAGGCAAATTCGTGGGGCGCCCGGTGGTGCTGGAGGAGTTCCAGCGCAACATTGTACTTGGCATCTATGACGCCTCGTGCCGCCGCGCCATCATTTCCTTTGGCCGAAAGAACGCCAAGACAACTTTGGCGGCGTTTCTCCTCCTCCTCCATTTGTGTGGACCGGAGGCGCGGCCAAATTCACAGCTTTACAGCGCGGCGCAATCTCGTGAGCAAGCGGGCATCCTGTTTAACCTCGCGGCCAAGATAGTCCGCATGAGTCCAGCGCTTGGTGCGTGGGTTCATGTGAGGGAAACCGCCAAGACACTGATTTGCGGCGAGCTTGGCAGCGTGTACCGGGCGCTCAGCGCGGATGCGGCCACCGCCTACGGCCTTTCGCCCGTGTTCGTGGTGCATGATGAGCTGGGCCAAGTCCGTGGGCCGCGTTCGGAGCTTTATGAGGCGCTGGAAACCGCCAGCGCGGCGCAGGAGTCACCGCTGAGTATCGTGATTTCCACACAGGCGCCCAATCCGGATGATCTGTTGTCCGTGCTGATCGATGACGCGGCCACCGGTGCTGATCCGGAAACCCGCCTGTTCCTGTTCACGGCGCCGTTGGACCTGGACCCGTTCAGCGATCAGGCGCTCGCCGCGGCCAATCCGGCGCTGATGAGTTTCATGAACTATGGCGAGGTGCGCAAGCTCGCCAATGACGCCAAGCGCATGCCATCGCGGGAGAATGAGTTCAGAAATTTGATTCTCAATCAGCGCGTGGAGATGTTTAGCCCGTTCGTGGGCCGGGCGCTGTGGGAACAGAACGGCATGGAGCCGGCGGAGGATTGGGATGGCGCCGCCGTGTACGGTGGCCTTGACCTCGCCAGCACCTCCGACCTTTGCGCGCTCGTGCTGGTGGCGCGGATCGATGGCATTTGGCACGTAAAGCCCACGTTTTGGCTACCGGCGGAGGGTTTGCGCGAGAAAAGCCGCGCTGATCGGGTGAGCTATGACCTGTGGGCGGATCAGGGCTATTTGCAAACCACGCCAAATGCCGCGGTTGAATATGAGTATGTGGCGCATGAGCTGGTGAAAGTCTTTGCTGAGCATGACGTGCAGCAAATCGCCTTTGATGCGTGGAATTGGAAGCATTTGCTCCCTTGGCTCAAGAAAGCCGGGATGGATGAGGCGCAAATAGAGCGCTTCGTGGAGATGCGCCAAGGCTTTCAAACCATGTCACCGGCCTTGCGCACGCTGGAAACCGAATTGCTAGGCCGCAAGCTCGCCCACGGCATGCACCCGGTGCTCACGTGGAACGCGGCCAATGCCGTCATTGAAACGGATCCGGCGGGCAGTCGCAAGCTTAGCAAAAAGCGGAGCCGTGGCCGTATTGACGGAATGCAAGCGCTCGCCATGGCAATAGCCACCGCCGCCACCGCTGAGGAGCAAGGCGGGAATATTTCGGAAGCGATTGGCGCAATGGGAATGTGGCTTTGAATATACTCCGCAAGGTTTATGAGGCGGTGGTGGGGAATTTGCGCGTAGTGGATCCGCGCTTTTACCGCTACGTGGGCGGGGCAACGGAAAGCTATTCCGGCCAAGCGGTCAACGCGGATTCCGCGCTTGGCCTGAGCGCCGCCTACCGCTGCATTCGGTTGATCAGCGAGTCCGTAGCCATGTTGCCATGCAAAGTGTATGAGCGCCGGCGGGATGGCACGCTTGCGGCGGACACGGAGCACCCGCTGTATATGCTCCTCCATGACTCGCCCAATGCGGAGCAAACGGCGTTTGAGCTGTGGGAAAGTGTCGGCCAAAGTTTAGCGATGTGGGGCAATAGCTATTGCCTCAAGGGCCTCCAGGGCGATCGGGTGGTTAGTCTCACGCCAATCCGCCCGGATATGTGCCGGCCTTACCGCCGCAAGGATGGCAAGCTTTGGTACAAGGCGCACATTGATGGCGCTGAGCATGACTTGCCGCGCGATAAGGTGTGGCATGTCCGCGGGTGGGGCGGCGGGTACAACTTGGTGGGCGCCTCGCCCATTCAGCTTGGCCGCAATGGCATTGGCTTGGGTTTGGCCGCCGAACGGGCGGCTTCCGGCATTTATGCCAATGGGTTGCGCCCGTCTGGATTTGTGCAAGTGGAATCCGTATTAAAGAAACAGGACCGTTTGGACCTCAAAGCATACATTGACCAGTACACCGGAGCCGCAAACACCGGGAAATTCATGGTGCTGGAGGCGGGAATGAAGTTTCAACCGCTCGCCATTCCGCCGGAGGATGCGCAATTACTTGAAACGCGGAGCTTCACGGTAGAGGAAATTTGCCGTTGGTTTGGTGTGCCACCGTTCCTTGCATTTCACACAGAGAAATCAACTTCTTGGGGAACAGGATTAGAACAGCAACAAATCGGCTTTTTGATCTTTTCCCTTATGCCTTATCTTGAGCGCATTGAGCAAAGCATCAACAAATTCTTGATCCCGCCCGGCGAGCGCTCACGCTATACCGCGGAATTTGCGGTGGAGGGAATATTGCGCGCTGATTCCGCCGCAAGATCGGAGTTTTACCAACGCATGGTGCTTTCCGGCATCTTTAGCCCGGATGAGGTGCGCACGCTGGAGGGGCGCCCGGCCATGGGCGGCAACAGCGGCAAGCTTTGGATGCCCGTCAACATGGCACTAGCCGCCGCAGGAGGCGCCACCGCCGCCAATGAGCCGGCCACAAACACGGAGCGCGTACAGTGAAAACCCAAGACTTCAGCCTTCAAATCAAGAGCGCGGACGATAGTGGCGAATTTGAGGGGTACGCCTCAACCTTTGGTGGCGCTCCAGACTCATATGGTGATGTTGTGGAGAGCGGAGCATTCATTGACTCGCTCGTTAAGCATCGTCGTGAGGGCACCATGCCGCTCATGCTGTGGGCGCATGATCCCAATGAGCCAATTGGCGTGTGGCATGAGTTCGCTGAGGACGGAAAAGGGTTATGGGCGCGAGGTACACTACTTAAAGGCGTGCAAAAGGCGGATGAGGCCTATATCAGGCTCAAGGCGGGCGCCGTGCGCGGCCTGAGCATTGGGTACCGTGAGCTTGATGCCGGGCCGGAGGGCAACGTGCGCAAGCTCCGCAAGCTGGATTTGGTGGAGGTGAGCGTGGTGAGCATGCCCGCCAACCGCCGCGCCCGCGTGAACAACGTCAAGGGTGACCGGTGGGCGGATCTGGAGGCCTTTGCACAGGCGCTCCGCGATGGTGAGCCGCCGCCCATAAAAGATTTTGAGCAATTCTTGCGTGATGCAGGAGTGCCCAAAAGCATGGCCGTACGCATTGCGAGCGTTGGTTATGCAAAAGCCATTCGGAGTGATTCCGAGGGAGATACACCGCAGAAACCCGCCGGATTGGATGAGGCGCTGGCACAGCTCCGCGCCGCCGCCGCCGGCTTTTCCATGACTCCCTGATGGAGCTTTGAATCATGCCGCTAGATGGCGCCGAAGAAATCAAAACCCTTGCACTTGAACTAAAATCCGCCTCAGACGGGGTGAAGCGCATTGCTGAGTCGACTCAGTCCGAAATCCGGAATTTGGGTCAAGTCACCAACGACACCAAGGAAACCGCGGACAAGCTGTTGCTCAAGCAGAATGAGCTTTCCGCCCGCGTGATGGAGCTGGAACAGCGCGCCGCCGCCGGATCCATGCATGAGCCGGCGCGGCAAAAGTCCCTTGGCGAAACCGTGGCGGATGATGACGGCGTTAAGGCGCTGATGGCCTCCGGTGGCCGCGGCAAAGCCTCCGTGCGCGTCAAAGCCATTGTCTCCTCATTGAGCACGGATGCGCTTGGCTCCGCCGGCGATTTGCTGATGCCCGATCGCCGTCCGGGCCTCCTCCCGCTGATGTTCCGGCGGCTCACCGTGCGCGACCTCATCACGCCGGGCAGGACGGACACAAATGCAATTCAGTACGTCAAGGAAACCGGCTTTGTGAACAACGCCGCCACGGTAAGCGAAACCACGGGCGCGCTTAAGCCTCAGTCGGATATCAAGTTCGACATTGCTACCACGCCGGTGACCACTATTGCGCATTGGATGCTGGCAACGCGGCAAATCCTTTCGGACGCGCCGCAGCTCCAGAGCTTCATTGATGGCCGGCTCCGCCTGGGCCTCGCCATTACTGAAGAAAATCAGTTGCTCATGGGCACGGGCACGGGTTCGGACCTGAATGGCATTTACACGCAAGCCACAGCGTACAACGCTGCAACGCTGACCATTGCAGGTGCCACCGCGATTGATACCCTCCGCGTTGCCATGCTTCAGGCCTCGCTTGCGGAGTTTCCTGCCACCGGAATCGTGTTGCATCCCACGGATTGGGCGGCAATTACGCTCATCAAAACCACGGATAACAACTATCTGTTCAGCCAGCCGCAAGGCATGGTCACCCAAACGCTTTGGGGCTTGCCCGTGGTCGCAACCACCGCGATGACTGAGGATAAGTTCCTCGTTGGTGCGTTTAACCTTGGGGCGCAGCTCTTTGACCGGTGGGATGCGGATGTGTTCATTTCCACCGAAGACAGCGACAACTTCCGTAAGAACCTTGTAACGATCCTGGCGGAGGAGCGGCTTGCGCTCGCCGTGTACCGTCCGGAAGCGTTCCTTAAGGGCGACCTTGGCCGCGTGGCTTAACAACTAACAAGTGCGGGCGGCGCTCCGGCGCCGTCCTTCATGGCGGAGGGCGAACATGAAACTCAAGGCTAAGGACACATTCCACGTTTCGTCGCTTGGCGACGTGATCCACGCCGGGCAGGAGTTCGAGGCGCACGACGCCTTGGGCAAAGAGCTGGCGGAGAAGGGCTATGCCGAAGTGCTGGAGGCGTCCACGGACACCAGCGCGGGCGCGGATAGCACGGCGCCGGCCACGCCTAAGAGCGTGCCGGAGGAGGAGCTGGCGGAGAAAATTGAGCCGCTGAGCGCCAACAAGATGGAGCCGGCGCCGGCCAACAAGCGTGGACCGGGGCGGCCTCGCAAGGCGGATCCGGCGCCGGATGAGGGCGAGGAGGCCTAACCCATGGCGGATATGTACCCGCCCGCCGGCGGCATGGAGAGCCCGGCAAGCAGCGCCTTTGCCATCACTCCCAATGACGGCGCCAACCTCGCCCAATCCACGCGGGCAATCTACATCGGCGGTGGCGGCAATCTCACCGCCACGCTGGTGAGCGATAGCGTGGCCGTGACCTTCACCGGCCTTCAGCCGGGCTACCATCCGTTGCGGGTGAAGAAAGTAGCCGCCGCCGGGACCACATGCACCGCGATTTTGGGGCTTTTGTAGAATGCTAGGGCTTACCCTCTCCCTCATGGGCGGCACGGTGCTTAACAGCTCCGCCGCCAGTTCGCTGGATTTGGATTTTCTGACCGGCGATACACTGGACCCGAGGGTGAGCTTTAGCCGCTCCTCCCAAGCATGGCAGTACGACGCCACCGGCACGTTGGTGCCGGGGCCAAGCAACAGCCTGTTGAACAGCCAAGACTTCGCGGCCTCCACGTGGACGAAAAACAGCGCCACCGTGGCCGGCTCCGTGGCCGCGGGGCCGTTGGGCGATTACACCGGCGACCTGATCACCGCCACCAACGCAACCGCATACGTGGCGCAAAGTGTTACCTTTCCGCCGTTGGCCTCAGTCACCGCAAGCTTTCACGTCAAGGCCGGTTCCGTCTCGTGGATGCGGATTCGGGTGCAGGGTGGCGCGGAAATCGCCTCCGTGTGGTTCAATCTCGCCACGGGCGCGGTGGGGTCGGTTCATAGCATCGCTGGCATAGTGCTCTCCAATGCCGCCGTGAGTGCCGCCGGCGGCGGGTGGTGGCGAGTATCCGCCCGAATCTCCGCGCCCACCTATGCGACTCTCTCCATTGGCGCCGGGGTGGCGCCGGCGGATGCCAGCGGCTCCACCGTGGCCGGTGACTCCATATACCTGTGGGGCGCCATGGCGGAGGCATACGCCGGCGTGCGGGGCTACGTGAGCACATCGGTGCGCAACGTCCTCCCGGCTACGGAAGCATTTGATAACGCCGCGCACAGCAAGGCCAACGCCACGATTTCCGCCAACGCCATAGCGAGCCCGATCACCGGCATAGTGGATGCGGATAAGCTGGCGGAGGATGCCACCGCCTCCGCGCCGCACTCGCTCCAAACCGCGATAACCCTGCAAGCCGGGAGTCGGTACACCGCAAGCATTTACGTCAAAGCGGCGGAGCGCTCCGTGATCCGGCTTTTGCTGAAAGACAACACCACCGGCAGCAATTACTTTTTCGCCTATTTTGATCTCATCACCGGCACGGTGACCTCCACCGGCCAACTTGGCACGGGCGCTTACGTCGACTCCGGCATGGTTGGTGCGGGCGGCGGGTGGTGGCGCTGCCACATCTCCGGCGTGCCGTTCACCACCGGCACCGCCGCGGCGCTTCAGCTCAACCTGATTGCCAGCGGCACCAATACCAACTACTCCGGCACCGCCGGCAACGGCGTGCATATTTGGGGCGGAATGGTTGAGGCCTCCGGCTCGCTTGGGGCATACGTCTACAATTCAGGCGCGGCACCGGCCTCCGCCGTGGCCTATGGGCCGCGCTTTGACTATGATCCGGTGACGAAAGAGCGGCGCGGCTTGCTGGTGGAGGAGACGCGGGCCAACTTGCTGCCCTATTCGGAGCATGCCGATACCTGGGTGAAAAGTGCCGTCACAGTGGCGCCGGCCTTGATCATTGCGCCATCCGGCGACCTTGCGGCGGAAAAGATCATTGAAAACACGGCCAACGTTTCGCACTACACGGGGTTTGCCGGTGTGACCGTGGTGAGCGGCGCGGCCTACACCTTCAGCATTTACGCCAAAGCCGGCGAGCGCGCCAAGCTGGCGGTGGAGGCTAGTTCCGGCGCCGTGGGCGCGTTCCAGTTCGATCTAAGCGCCGGCATCATGACGGCGGGCACGGCGGGCGCAACCGCCACCATGACTCAGCTTTCGAATGGGTGGTGGAGGTGCACACAGACTTGGACAACAACCGCCACCGCTATCAATATTCAGGTGCGGATCATCCAAAGCGGCACCGGCACCTTTCAAAGTTATGCCGGTGACGGGGTTTCCGGCCTTTACCTTTACGGCGCCATGCTGGAGGCCGGCGGATTCAGTACCAGCTATATCCCCACACCGGCCACGTTCACGGGCCGCACCTCCACCGCCACCTACCACGATGCCGCCGGCGTGCTGCAAACCGCGGCAAGTGGCGTGGCGCGCTATGGCTACGGCCACACGGGCACGGCATGGGTGCCGCAAGGGCTGATCCTTGAGGGTGCGGCCACCAACAGCCTCCGGAACAGTTCCGCCAGCGGGGCCGTGGTGGGGGCGCCCGGCACCACTCCCACCACATGGGGCATAGGCACCTCCAACGGCGTTGGGCGCGAGATTGCCGGCACGGGAACGGAGAACGGGATTCCCTATGTGGATATCCGGTTCGTGGGCACGGCAACAGCCATCGCCAACCCGTTTGTGCTGTTCGAGGCGGTGGACGCCATAGCCGCGGCGAACGGGCAGACGTGGACCGGTAGCGTTTATCTCAAGGCGGTGGCGGGAAGCATGGGCGCGGCCACCATGAGCCGCCAAATGATCTTTTACACCTCCGGCCAAACCAGCATCGCGGGCGGCGTTTCGATCGCCACCGTTCCCGGCACCGGCGCTTTGAACACGCAACGGTTTGCCACCACGAACACCGCAACGGATGCCACCACCGCTTTCATCCGCCATGCCTTGGTGTTCAATATCCCCAATGGGACCGTGTTTGATTTCACTCTCCGCCTTGGCATGCCGCAGGTGGAGCAAGGCGGCACGGCCACCAGTCCGATTTTGACCACCGGGAGTGCCACGGCTACCCGCGCCGCTGATACCTCCACCAGCGCCACGGCCACGCGGGCGGGTGATGTGGCGGTGGCGCGCGACCTTTCCGGATGGTTCAATCAGTCGGAGGGGACCTTAATCACAGAATTTGCCATGGCTAAGGTTCCGCCGCCGCAAACACAGTACGCGGTCACCATGGACGATGGCGGGGCGAACAATCAAACCGCGCTGTACGTAGACGGCAGCAGCCAAATGGTGCCGTTCATCGTTGCTGGTGGCGCCACGCAGGTTCAATTCGTAATGCTCAACGGGGTGGCGAGCGGGACCGTTTACCGGGCGGCGCTCGCCTATCGCCAGAACGATTGCGCCTTTGCCGTCAATGGCGGGGCGGTATCAACCGATAGTGTCGCCACCATGCCGCCCGTTACCAGAATGAACATTGGCAACCGGAGCGATGGCACCCGCCCTATGACGGGCTATGCCCGCAAAATCCGCTATTGGCGCACGCGCAAATCCAACGCCGACTTGCAAACCCTCACCACGCTCTAAGAGGCCACCATGCTCACGGTGATCACGCCGGCCTCTTATGAGGCCTTGGCAACGCTGGACTCCGTCAAGGCGGAGCTGGAGATTTCGGGCACGGCGGATGATGCCGTGCTCACCGCCATGCTGCGGCAAGCAAGCGCGGATATCGTACGATACACAAACCGCAAGTGGGCCGCGGAGCGCGTGCGGGAAACCTTCAGCACCTTTGAGCCGTATGGTGTTTATGAGCCGGCGGGGGTGCCTTGGGGTGCGCAATGGCCCACCGCCATGGACGGCGTGTTCGCCACGATCGCGCCGCTCCGGCTCCAGCGCACGCCGGTGCTTGAGGTGATCAGCGTGGCGGAGGATGGCGTGGAAATCCTGCCCGCCGCCTATGAGCTGGACGCGGAGGCCGGGCTGATCCACCGGCTTGCGGACGGATGGCAAAGCGCGTGGTGGGTGCCGCGGGTGACCATCGAATATGTGGGCGGCTACGCTCAGGCGGATATTCCCGGCGATATTCAGCGCGCGTGCACGGACCTTGTGAAGCTCCGGTACTTCAGCCGCTCGCGCGATCCGGCGCTAAGAAGCGAGCGGATTTTGGATGTGATCGAGGCGAGCTGGACCGCCTCCAGCTCCACCAGTACTAAGCGCGGACTCCCGCTGGACGTCGCGGAGCGGCTGGACGAACACCGCCGGCGGGATCTGGTATGAGCGCCGCCGCGAAAATCGCCACGGCGCTCAAAAAGCACGGGCGCTCCATGACGTTGCGCCGGCGGATTGGCACGACCACCACCTATAACGATGTGAGCGTTAAGGGCACGACCAAGGGCTATAAGCCGGCGGAGCTGTTAGGCGGCCTCCAGCAAGGCGACAGGTATGTAACTATCAGCCATGAGGAAATCGCCGGAAAACCGTGGCCGGGGCCACAGGTGGAATCACCCAAAAAGGGCGATTTTCTCATAATCGACGGCACCACCACGGCGGTGCTAGGCGTCGAAACCAAGTATCTTAAAACCGATATCCTCGCCCATGTCCTGTCGGTGCGCGGCTGATGGCGCGGACACAGTTTCTTGACCGTGAGTTGAAGCTGGCGCTTAAGGCGGACTTTGGGCCGGAGGCCATGGCCGCGGAGCTGGCGAAATTCAGCAAACAGGCGTTGGCCGAATACCTCGCCACGGAGGAGGAGCCGCCCGGCTATGTGCGGTACGTCAATGGCCGCGAGGGTGCGCCGGAGGAATCCGTGGTGGCGCCGGGGCCTATCATCTATCGCTTTAACTGGTGGCCGCAAATCCTGAAATTCGCCATGGCGTTCTTGCGCGCCCGATCGCCCACGGGCGGCGCGGACGGCCACAAGGGGCGCCCAACGGCGTACCGGGACAGCTTTTTTGTCCTGGCCCAAGGCCGGGAAAAGCACCCGCGGCAATGGTCCCTCATCCCGCCGGATGAACAGGTGATCATCACCAGTGACGCACCATATCACAGAAAAATTGATGTACAATTGATGGGGGACAAGCCTATCCGGATCAGCGTTCCGGATAACATCATGGAGAATTGCGCGGATGCGATTTATGACCGGTTTGGCGACGTTGTGAAGACCAAGCGCGTGTACAACACGCCGCACAGCGGACAGTGGATCTACCGGCGCGGGCCGCGCGAGGGCAAGCCCGTAAATTCGCCCGCCATCATTGTCACGCCGTGGGGCTGAAATGAGTAGTGACGCGGTTTACACGCTGGTGCGGGATCACCTCACGGCGGAATGGAGCGGCGCGCCTATCGTGTGGCCGAATGAAGGGCTTGAGGTGGGTGACACCTCCGCGCCGTGGATCTACGCGGAAATCAGCGGCACGGATATGGCCGCGATGGAGATAGGCGGCAATCCCGTGTTTCTCGAAACGGGAATCATTTGGATGCATATCCACTGCCCGGTGGGAACCGGTACGCTGGAGATTCGCGCGATTGGCAAGCAGCTCTCCAACCTGTTCCGCCTCGCCCGGCTGCCCGGAATCACGTTCCGCCGGCAATCAATGGGCGGCGGTGAGGCCGGAGACGATGATGGTTTGTACTGGCGACAAAGTTTTACCATAGAATACGAGTACCAAGATGTGCTCGTTTCTTAAACAAAACCCCGCGTGGTTGGAATGATCGCGCTGAGCAGGCCGCCGCTTTGGCGGCTTTTTCTTTGACTTGAGGAGCTGATTACATGCCGACTACTTCGTTTCAAGCGGGAGTTGAGTCAAATGACGTCGAATTGTCTTATGCCAAGGAGGCAGCGTGGGGCACAAAACCCGCCGTTGCTTTCAAAGCCATCCGCTATACTGGCGAAAGCTTTTCCGGCTCCAAGTCCCGCGCCCGCCCGGCGGAAATCAGGACGGATTACCAAGCCGCCGCCGCGGTGACCACGCAAGAGGCGGCGAGCGCTGGCGTCAATTTCGCCTTCAGCTCCGGCACGTATGATGATTTGCTCGCCGGCGTGCTGGGCGGCGATTTCAGCACGGCCATTGCGATCAGCGGAACGGATATCGCGGGCACGGCCACGGGCTATAGCACGGTGACGGCGGGCAAGTTCACCACCGTAACCGCGGGCATTTGGATCCGTGTGAGCGGGTTTAGCAACGCGGCGAATAATGGCTATAAAAGAGTCACCGCCGCAACCGGTACGACTATCACCACGGCTCAGGCCGGTGCTGTGGAGGCCGCGGGGCCAAGTGTTACCATTGGCGGTTCGCGGGTGACCAATGGCACCAGCTTTCAGAGCTTCCACTTTCAGAAAAAACTCGCCTCCGCGTTGTACTTGGTCTATCCCGGCACCTTTTTCTCCGGCGTGACGCTCACCGCCTCCACCGGGCAATTTCTCACCGGCTCTTTCTCCGGCCTGAGCAAGATCGAGGAAAAGCAGACCACGAACCAAAGCACCGGCGCCGTGACGGCAGCACCCACCGGGCGCGTGGTGGACAGCGTGGCCGGGTTCCAGGGCCTTGAGGTGAACAACGCGGCCATCAGCGCCGTGGTGGATGGCATCACGCTCAATGTGAGCCGCGAGGGTGCCGCCGCACAGTACGGCCTTGGTAGCACCGCCGCCCAAGGCGTGCTCCGCGGGACCGTGACGGTATCCGGCTCCGTGCGGATCTACTTCCGCGACTTCACCATGTATGACCTCTACAAGAGCGAGGCATACACCGCGATCACGTACCGCACGGTGGACTCGGACGGCGCCGGCTATCAAATCACCCTGCCAAGCGCCACGATCATGAATCCCTCCATTGTGGCCGGCGGGCCGGGGCAATCCATAATGGCCGAGTTCGCCCTAGAGGGTAACATCTCGCCAACATTGGGCTATACGCTTGCGATTGATAAGTTCTAATTCGGACTATCCGCCAAGCAATGCCAAGTAAATCAGCCATGCGGTATAGTGGGCGAGCGGGAGGCTGTTCTAGCAGCCTCCCGGCTCTTACCACCCAAAGCTTTATGGGAGCTTCGGAAATGGCTGCATATACTATGAGGCGCTGCGATCTGGAGGGCAAGGCATCGGTGATTTATACCCTGAATCATCCCGTTACGGGTGAGGTGCGCTATGTGGGCTATACCACCCAAGCAAACCCGCGTATGCGGCTCAGGGGGCATATTTCCGATGCCCGGAATAAGCGGCACGCCTACGTGCAAAAGTGGGTTGCATCGCTCCTGGCCGAAGGGCTTGAGCCGGTGATGGTGGTCATAGAGGAAGTGCCGGCGGACGGCGATCGGGTGGAGGCGGAACGGCGATGGATCGCCCATTTCCGCGCCGCCGGCGCCCGGCTTGCCAACCTCACGGACGGCGGCGACGGGTGCAGCGGCTATGTGATGACACCGGAGGCGCGCGCCTATATCTCCGCCCACCGCAAGGCCTCCGGCATCACGCCGGAAAACCGGGCGAAGATGGCGGCGGCGGCAAAGCTGGTGTTTGAATCGCCGGAATACCGCGCCAAGCTTTCCGCCATGCGGCAAGGCGAAAACACCGCCATGTACGGCAAAAAGCACAAGCCGGAAACGCTGGTGAAAATGTCCGCAGCTCGCAAGGCCAATCCAAGCGGCAACGCTGGCAAGGCGGGCGCGGCTAACGCATGGGCGCGCGCCGTCATAGTGGATGGCGTGGAGTATCCCACGGTGACAGCGGCGGCGGAGGCGCTAGGCCTCACGCAACCGGCGATCAGCCAACGAATCCGCCGCGGTAAGGCATCCTATGCAGACGGAAACTAAGGGACGCGCGCGCGCGCGAGGGAGGGTTGCCGATGCGTCGGGCGTTGGCGACTCTCCCGCCTCCAATGAGGAGGCAAAAATTAACATGCCCGACGAAACCCGACACCCGACAAAGGCGCGTAAAATGGCAGTAAAATTCAGCTCATTGGCGGCGGATACCGCCAAGGAACAGCAGGGCGATTGGGTGGACGTTCCGGATTTGCCCGGTGTCCGCTTGCTCGTTAAGTCCTTCAATGATCCCAAGTACCGGGTGGCGCGCGATTTGTTGGTGCAGCGCCTCGCGCGCAAGCAGGGGCGCAATAAACCCACCGCGGCGGAGGAGACTGAGGTGGCCTTTGGCCGGCTTTATGCGGATTTCATCCTGTTGGGGTGGGAAGGCTTCGACGTGCCATACAGCGCCGCCGCCGCCCGCGAGGCGCTAATGGACGTGGCATACCGCGATCTTCGCCGGTACGTGGAGCAAGCCGCAACGCAAGTGGGCGCCACGGAGGTGGAGTTCGTGGAGGAGGCCTTGGGGGAGTAGAGGCGCGCCTGATCTATGAGCTGGAATGGTCCGCTCATGAGGATCTATTGGAGGCCTTGCCCGACGATTGGGACCGCCCGGCGGTGCCCGAATTTCCGGAGGGTGCCGGGTGGCTTTGGGCGGCGTGGCGCGACTTGGACAGCGAGCGCCCAATCATCCAATTGGGCATGGGCGGCGGCGTGCCGGGGCGGATCCCGTGGCGCGCCGCTGATCAGTGGGCGCGCCGCCACGGCGTTGCCGGCTTTGACTTTGACCTCCTCATCCGGGCGCTAGGCCTGATGGATGCCATCTTGATAAACCACGCTCTTAAGAAAGCTTCGTAAATGGCCGTACAGCTCCGCGAATTAGCCACCCGCCTCACGGGTGACAGCTCATCCTATGTGCGGGCGGCTGAGGAGGCGGCGCGGGCGGCCACCAAGGCCGGCAAGAGCGTGGATGACCTTGGCCGCAAGGTGGAACAGACGGACGGCAAAACCGGGAGCGTCAAAGGCTTTGACGCGCTCAAGCGCCAGCTTGATCCGCTGGCGGCGGCACAGGACCGGCTCACCAAAAGCACGGCCACGCTGGATAGGGCGCTTGATTTGGGCAAGGTGAGCAAAGAGGAGCACGCGCGCCTCCTCGCCACGCTGCGTGAGCGCTATGACCTTGCCGGCCAAGCCGCGGCCAAGGCGGCAAAGGCTCAGGAGGATGCGGCAAAGGCAAGCGCCGCCGCGGCGGCGGAGGAGGCCGCGGGCCTCGCCCGGCTCCGTGGCAAGTATGATGAGAGTTTCACGGCGGCTCAGCGGTACAACACGGCACTTCAGGAGCTTGCCACCCTCCAGCGGGCGGGCGCGCTCGCCGGCGAGGATCTGGCGAAAGCACAGGCGCGGGTGGAGGCGGAGCTGAATCCGGTGAATGTGGCGCTCAACAAGCAAAAGGCGGCGTTGGAGGCGTTGCGCGCCTCATTGGATCCGGCATCCGCCTCCGCCAAGCGCTTGGAACAGCAACAGAAGACACTCCGCGAGGCCTTTGAGGCGGGCACCATTTCCGGGCTGGAGTATGACTCCATGCTCCGCAAGCTCCGTGATCAGCATGACGGCGCCGCGGCGGGTGCCACCAAGGCCGGGCACGCGCTCCGCGATGTGATGGGCGAGGGTGCCCGCGAGGCGGCAAGCCACGTGGGTTTCGCCGGCGAGGCGATACTTTCCCTTGGCCGGGCGGGCGCCGGCGCCGCGGCGGGCATTGCCGCCGCCGGCGTGGCCGTG